GATGTCAGATTTATCGGCATTAATTTAACTCCCTATTGAATTATCTCCTCTTTTTTTATCTAACAAATATTCCCCGGCAACAAAAACCGGAGCCGGACTCCGGTTTTTGTGAAGCTGTCGGGTTACTTCATCCCGCCAATATTTTCCCACTCCCGTCAGCACGCAGGATTTGCAGCGGTCTTACCACACACTGTATCTGCTTTTTATCCGCATCCAGTATCACCACCTGCGTGATTACCCTGTCCCTGCTCCGGGATAATGCCATTCTCATCTGACTCCAGAATGTCTGCCGGTCCCAGTCGCAGCTGTGCTGTAAGTAACTCCCCGTCTTCACGGTCATCATGCTTTCCGCAACCGCACAGACGCTGCATAATTTTTTTAATATGTTCATGTCATTCTCCTGTTCTGCCTGTATCACTGCCCACTTCATCCAGCCCCTTAACATCCTGCCACGGCCCGTCACCAAACCTGACCTGCAAATGCTGAAAAAAACCCTGAACCCGTGTGGCATCTTTGGGGGCAAGAAAGGTCAGTCCGGTGATGAGTGCGCCATCTGTATCCGGGAACCAGCCATGGCTGTTTGTCTCAATAATGTTTCCCGGCCCCAGACGGAACCGTATTTGTGTCTCCCCCGGGTCGCCCTTCGGTCCCTGAGGTCCGGTTGCCCCCACCGGGCCAGCCGCACCTGTTTCTCCTTTCGGTCCCTGTGGGCCTGCCGAGCCTGCCGGGCCTGCCGCACCGGTATCTCCCTTTGGACCCTGTGGACCTGCATTTCCCGTCAGACCGGTCTCTCCCCGCTCTCCCCTGTCACCTTTCGGCCCCTGCGGGCCTGCCGGACCAGCATCACCTGCCGGTCCCCGTTCGCCGGTTGCCCCGACAGGGCCGGTGTCACCGCGCTCTCCCTTATCACCCTTCGGCCCCTGAGGACCCGCGGGCCCCTGTTCCCCCTTTGGCCCGGGAGGTCCCACCACGGTGGGGATTCTGTTTACGGCTTCTTCCGCCGCTATCCTGCTTTGTTCCGCTGACTGTGCGCTTTCTGCTGACTCCCGGGCTTTTTCTGTTGCGGTCGTTGCATCCCTGGCTGCATTACCGGCTGCACTTTCTGCCGTCTTTTTTGACAATTCAGCTTCTGCTGCACTTTGTGATGACTCACTGGCTTTTTGAGCGGCCGCAGAAGCCGAGGACGAGGACGCATCCTCTGACTGCTTTGCAGCGGCTGCACTTTCTGCCGCCTGCCGGGCTGACTCCGATGCCTCCCCTGCTGAAGTGTCAGCATTTGCAGCGCTCTCTTCTGCCTGACTGGCTGATATGCCGGCATTCCTCGCTGACGTCTCCGCCTCTCCGGCATTCTTCTTCGCCTCCTCAGCGTGACGCGCCACCTCTTCCACCATCAGTTCAAAACGGCGCAGTGCCTCCGGCCGGACGTCACCCTCCGTCATGGCACCGAGAAAATCATTCAGCGTACCGGGTCGGGAATCTTCATACACGGTGATGGTCCCGGCATGTGACGGCGGGAATCCTTCCACCAACAGAATGACGCTGTACTGACCGTACTCAACGTCCATGCTGTAACGACCGGCTTCATCCGGATTTTCAGAGGCCACCGTGTTCACCACCACCGTGCTGCTGGTCCGTCTGGCTTTCAGTTGAATGGTGCAGTTCTCTACCGGTTTTCCTGTGCCGTCTTTCAGTACACCTGAAATCTTTACTGCCATATTCACCCCACAAAAAAGCCCGCCTGAACCGGCGGGCTGTCATAACACTGTGTTACCTGGCTAATCAGAATTTATAACCGACACCCACGATGAAACCGTCAGTGCGCCAGTCGCCACTGCCGGAGCCTTCATAAGCAATATCAATGGCCACGGATTCGATCGGGTTAAACTGCACGCCAGCTCCCCACGCCAGAGACGTGTTGCTGTGGCGACCGTCATCACTTCCGGTCAGCACATCGTGCGTTTTCCCCTTGTTGTCAGTTACGCGGAGATAATCCCCGGAGAAAGTCGACACACGGCTGTAAGCCACTCCCGCCATCGCATACGCGCTGAACCATTCATTCACGCGCACAGACGGCCCCGCCATTACGCTGAACCAGCGGTTACGAACGAAATCTTCATGCCAGCGGGTATCGCTGTAATGGGTCAGCTGGCGATTCCTGTCTCCTGCATAGCTGAACGACGTCACCATCCCCAGTGTGTCCGTAAACTCATAACGGTATTTCACGTTAATCCCGTTCAGTTCATCGCTGCCAGGAACGTTCGTCGAGACATGAAGATACCCCGCGCTCAGCGTGGACTGATGTTCAGATGCCCATGCAGGCGCACCGGATACGGCCAGACAAATGGCTGCGGACAAAATGGCGGCATAAAGTTTACGCATAATTACCTCTCGCTTTTCTGCAATAAAAAAGGCGCCATTTCTGGCGCCCGTATATGGGTTATAAAATTCAGCTGATACTGATGCCTGCGGTGGCTTTCTTCATCACAACAACCAGCAGATCGCTGATACTGGTTGTTGGTGTCCAGTTATTCGCTCCTGATGAAGATACGGTGAATGTCAGTGTCAGCGTCCCCTGTCCGGCAGGCATATCTATAACTGAGGAAAATACGCCCTGAGCATCCGTCGTGGACTGATTAAAAATCTCCTGACCATTGCGGGTCACTCTTAACCGGCAGGTTGAATACCAGTATGACTGTTGGTTATTACTGTTGAAATTCTCATGCTTACCACCGCGGAATAACACTGGCGGTATCATGACCTGCCGGTCAAACTTCTGATCATCACTGATTCTTACCGTGATGGTGCCACTGGCATAAGTGCTCGTGCGGGGGAAAGACTTGCTGACCGTTTTGACAATATCGCCTTCAATCTGGTTGGCTGACAGTTTCCCCTTAATCTGACAGTTCTCATTAATCGTGACGTTGTTGAGCGTCCCTGAGTTCGCATTCACACTGCCACTGATATCCGCATTTTTCGCCGTCAGTCGCCCGTCCGGCGTCAGGGAAAATGCCGGAGGATTGCCGGATGACGTGATGCTCACCGCAAACAGTCGTTTCAGGAACACGTCGTTCATGAACAGCTGATTCCCCTGCGCCACAAATAACGGCGTGCTGTTGCCGCTCTCCGGATTTATCATCGCGATACGGTCAGCCAGCAGCAGTATGTTGCTCAGTGGCTGGCCATCAGTATCCTCAATCCCTGCACCAATCCCGGCCACATAGGGAATGCCGTCTTTCGTTTTTTGAACCTTCAGCATGTACAGCGCAGCCAGGTCATCATTTGTGTCCTTCTGCACGCGCTGTATCTGCTGAATGGTGGCGCTCTGGTCTTCCAGCGTTTTACTGACCGTCTGTGTGATTTCATTGCGGGTTTCGGTGATGGTGGTCTTCATCTCCGCCATCTCATCCGCAAGCTGGCTGTTGTCTATCAGCTCCCACAGCCCCTGAGCCAGATGCAGTTTTCCTATTTTTTCCCGGAAAAATTCCAGATACCCTTCACCATCATTGCTGGGCTGCCCGCTGACTTCCACAAACGCAGATTTCCCCACCAGGTTGACGCTGCGCACGTAAAACCAGAAATCCTTCCCGGGCTTAATGTGCGGGCCGGATACACTCCACTGACTGCCGGTCCCCAGATAACGGGCAGAGGTTTCCACCTGAGATGTGTCTGCGATTTTTGTCTCCGAAAACCAGAACTCAAACTGTACCGTCGGGTCATACACCGCAAGACGCGGGACCGCCGTTATCTGAAAATACCCCGGCGTCAGTTCAATGGTGGCGGGTTTTGCTGGCGCGTTAATCCGGAAGGTGGTGGTGGCCGGTTCGCCCTGCTGGCCATAGCTGTTAATTGCCCTGACTGTCAGGGTGTATTCCCCGAGCGGCAGACCACTGGAACGATGCTCTGTATCCGCGGTGATGGCGGTGGTCACCAGACGGCTGCCTTCTCCGCTTCCGCTGGTCAGTCGCAGACTGAAGCGCACCCCCTTCACCACCCGCGGCGTGTCCCATTTCGCCTGTGCCAGATACTGGCCGTCAGCCGCGCTCACCTCCACCGTGAGGTGCTGCACTGCCGGTGGAATAACGCTGTTCAGGGTGCCTGACTGCGGCTCAAAGCTGGCCCCGTTATCCACGATGGCTTCTTTTTCCGGTACGTGCTGCACCGCCGTGATGGCAAAGGTGCCGTCCGTGTTTTCCCGGATGGAGACACAGCGGAACAGGCGACGACGCAGTGACGGCAGGGAGAGTCCCCATACACCGTATGTCTCCACACCATCAGGCAGGGTGCTGACCTGTATCCGGTCCGGCGCGGGGTGTGCAGTGATGGCCACGCTCACCGGCTTACCGCTGCCGTTAATCAGGTTCACCGTGGCGGCACCTGTCTCCGGCAGGGTCACCTCACGGTCCAGTGTCAGGGTGCGGCTGGCGGCATCGATGGACAGGACACGTCCGCCGGTCATGGTCCCGGCATAGTCGTTATCACAGATTTCAATAATGTCACCGGGTGTGTGACGCAGCCCCTGTGACCCGAGCGTGAAATCCACCGTCTGCGTTTCCAGCAGTCCGGTCTTTATCACCCACAGCCCGGCACGGTGGGCCTGACCGCGACTGGTGCAGCCGAACGCATCCATCTTCAGCAGGTTGCGCCCGTAGCGCAGTATGGCTTCCGGGTCTTCCACCAGTTCCGTGGAGGTCTGCCAGCCGTTCTGCGGGTCGGTGTAATTCACCTCCACCGCCGTGTGGCGGTCCTTCAGGGCGCTGAAGCTGTAGCGAAACCCCACGCCGTTATCATCCACCACCACATCGCAGTTGGTGTACGGCCACACCACATCCGACGGGCGGTCCTGAACGAACGTCAGCGTCTGGCCGTTCCATACCGGCATACAGCGCATCGCCGAGCAGAAATCACTGAGCACATCCCACGCCTTACGCTGCTGTGACAGGTACGCATTAAAGGTCATCCGCGGCTCTGTCCCTCCGAAGCCGTCCGGGACACGCTGGTCACAGTACTGCCCGATGGCATACAGCGCCCATTTGTCCACGTCCGCGGTCCCCAGGCGTTTCCCCATCCCGTAGCGCGGGTGGGTCAGCATGTCCCACAGACACCAGGCCGGGTTGTTGCTGTATGCCGGTTTCAGACTGCCGTCCCAGATACCGCTGTAAGTGCGTTTTTCCGGGTCGTAGTTTGACGGCACCTGGATGATGCGACCGCGGATATGGTAGTTCACCGTCATCTGCTGGCCGCCGAACTGCTCCGCATCCACCTGCAGCCCCACAATGGCCGTGTTCGGGTAGCACTGTTTCACATCGATGATTTCGGTGTATGACGACCACAGCGTCTTATTCTGCAGCTGGTCCGTGGTGCTGTCCGCCGTCTCCCTGACCATCCGGATGTTAAAGGGCCGGGGCGGCAGATTATCCAGAATCACCGACGCCAGGAACTGCGAGGTGGTCTTGCCGTTAATGGTGACATCCTTTTCTGTCACCCAGTTACCGTTACGCTGTAACTGAATCAGCAGGCGGACGGATGCCGGGTTACGGTCACCCTTTGAGGTGGTCTCCACCAGTGACTGCACCCCGAAGGTAACCCGCAGGCGGTCAATGTTCGCGGACGTAATGGTGCGCGTCACCGGTTTTGCCTTCGTCACTTCCACGCCCAGTCCGGTTTCAGCTCCGGAGGACTCAAAGCCTTCCGGTGGTGTCTGCTCCTGCTCCCCGGCACGCCAGACCGCAGTCACACCGTGTATCACGGGATTACCGTCCGTGTCCGTCAGCGGGGTTTTGTTCACCAGAATACTCTGCAGCCCCTTCACCGGACCTTCAATCGGCCCTTCACCAATCGCATCAATCACGCTCATCATCTGCGTGGACTTAAGATTGTCCTTTGCCTCAACCGGCGTGTGCGCCTTGCCACCACCTTTGCCCATTGTCTCACCCTTTACTGTGATAACTGTTACGCACAAAAACAACAGGCATCCCGGAGGGTGCCTGTGTCATGACGGAATAAAATTTCTGAATTTCTTCACATTTTCTGTACGCCCCCGTGGCAGATATCATTCCCGGGCGTTACAGTTTTTTCGGGCCAATAAAAACAAAACTCCCTGTGGTTAATCTTCATTTTCTGTTCCCGCAGCCTCCATACACTGCGGGATTTTTTTATGCTTTACCCCTGCCGCCCGATAACCACCACCTTCCCGTCACCGCCTTCATCACGGGTACTGATGTCCTGGGAGATTCGCCGTGAGCCAACCAGCATTTCACCGTAAGGCACCGGCATCGGGTTCCCCTGGGCAATCATGTTATCCAGCGACGAAAAGTACGTGTTCTGTTTACCGTTATCCGTTGCCCTGTATTCCGGTGTTTTTGGCTTCGGGGCCAGCATCTGTGCCACACCACCCAGTATCATGCTGGCACCCAGTGAAAACAGCATCGTGGTGGCAGAAAAACCACCGGCTGCCAGGGCTGAACCCCATAACGCCATCGATGCCCCGGCAGTGAAGAAAGAGCCCACGATGGCTGCCGCCCCCAGCACAATCTGCAGTCCACCCTTTCCGGCCCCGGCCAGTCGCGGCACAATGTGGATGACCGTTCCCTCACCCAGCTGTTCGTGAAGACGGGCGTACACCGCCTCCGGTGCCGTGTCCTCACCGCGAATACGTATCTGGTACCAGCCTTCGTTCATCTGACGGCGGAATCCCGGCATCTGCAGCGACAGGGCACGGATGGCTTCCGCTGCCGTGTTCACGTACAGGCTGAGGCGGCGGCCAAATCGTTGCAAATCCCCGTGAAGGCAGATGCGTGCCAGTGGCGGTGACGCCAGACAGAATGCGTTCGTCGTTGCCATTTTTCAGAATACCTCTCCCGTTTACTCAGTTGTTCAGGCAGATGGTGAAGCAGTTCACCGTTGCCGCAGTATATGGCGGCATGATTGGCCACCGATGCGCCAAAGCAGCACAGCAGGATATCGCCCGCCTGTGCAGAGGACAGGGGCACCCGGTAAAAACCAGTCGCCGCCATATTGTCCAGGTAAAGGTTCTGACCGTTGCGCCACCAGTCATCCTCACGCTCAAAATCCGGCAGCGTTATCCCCGCCAGATGGTATGCATCCCGGAACAGGGTGTAACAGTCCGTCACCCCGTGCTCAAAACGACGCCCGGTCAGGTGCGGCACACAGCGGAATTTATGAATTTCCCCCCGGCAGACCAGCCACCAGGGCAGGGCACTCTTTATCTGCAGCCGCCGGTCGGCCTCGCTCAGCCAGGGCAGACCACCAGGGTGGCTGTGAACCAGCGCCACAATCTCCCCCTGCATCTCTGCCTGCAGCCAGTCTTCCGGCGCAATACGAAAATACGCCTCCGGCTCTGCGGAGATATTCACGCAGGGCTGGTACCGTTCGCCCTCCGGGGTGCCTATCACGAAGCCGCACGACTCCGCAGGCGCACACCGCCGGGCATGCACCAGAATCGCTGATTCAGTCTGTGTCATAAAACAGGATTTACTGCGAAAGTTTATTGATGGAAAGGAAACCGCCAAAATTAGCCACCATGCCGCGCATCTCACACCCGCGCATGCACTTGCTGCATCTGTCCTTACGGATATCCGTGGTGGGGTTGTCGAACTCATCCGCCACCGCAGGACCGTTATACCCGCATTCATCTCCCCGGTAATCCCACATACAGGTATTCGCCAGCATAATGCGACCGGGAAACAGCGCTCCGTCCGTCTCCGTCGGTGTTGCCAGCACAAACGAGGCCGTCATGGCCGTCAGCTCTGACATCTGCTCCACCACCCAGCGGTCGCTCAGCTCCTGCTCCGGGTCCGCTTCCGGATTGCCCGCCACAAAATTCACCGCATCCAGAAAACGGGCATACACCCGGCGGCGGACCACCGTGGCCCCACCAGGCTCTGCAGGTCCTCCGCCATTCCGGTGACCAGACCGAACAGATTCGACACCGTCAGCGACGGGCGGGCACTGCTGCCCTTCCCGTTCATCTCAAAACCGCTGCCGTCAATCGGGTATGCCTGATATTCCCGCCCCTGCCAGGTAACCGCCTCCCCTTTTTCATTCAGCTCATTGCAGAAAAAATACCGCTCACCACCCTGCACCGTCAGGTCGATTTCCCAGAGTACCACCCGCGGTGACTGCTCTGATTTAACCGACTCGTTCAGACTTTCTTCGTGAATATCCTGCATCAGTTCACCACCTGCTTAAACTCCGCGCTGAACTCAACGCGCAACATCCCGACCCGCGCAGACCACCCGGCACAGGTCACCTTTATCTGCCGGTATGCATAGGGTGGCTTCCACAAAAATGCCTTCCAGCCTCCGTGCTCTGCCAGGAACGCTTCCAGATGCCGGGCCTCCTCCCGGGTCACGGAAAGCGTCACACGGTATGTTTTCAGGTCAGCATTCAGCCCTGCCGCCATACGCTGTGAGTACCCATCACCAAAACGCACTTCACGCACCGATGGCTGCGAGTTCACCTCCATATCCGGCTTCACTTTCCAGCGAAAGGTTTTCATCGTCCGCTCCCTGATAACATACCGCCATCACGCAACTGCAGCCGGAGCTCATCCTGCGCCCCCTTGCGGGCCATGTCATACACCGCCTTCATCAGCTGCGGCCCCGCCTGTCCGTTGGTGCCGTCGTTCTGAATCACCACGTGATTGTTCTGATTAAAATTAATGCCTTCCGTCCGCCGCATCTGCGCCGGACTTCCGGCACCGCCCACATAACCCCCTTCCGCATAGCCCCGCATCAGGCGGTACAGGTTGCCGACGCCAATCCGGCTGGTTGCCTCCTTCGTGAAGACAAACTCCCCGCGATGAACAATTCCCGCAGGTTCATATTTACCCCCCGTCCCCGTAAATCCCCCGGTCGCGAAATGGAAGTTCGCCGCCGCAGCCTGAATGGCCGTCCCCGTGGAGGCAGACGCACCACCACCGAAAGCACCGCCAATGGCGCTGCCGATACGCCCGACAATGCCCACCATGGCCTGTTTAAGCAGGATTTCTGTCATCATGGACAGCACCGAACGGGTGAATCCCCGCCAGTCTGCCTCTGCACCGGTCAGCATCGCCGCCATATTCTGTGCAATACCGTCAAAGGTCTGCGTGGCCACGCTTTTAACCTGCGAAAAACTGTCCGTCGCACTTTCCGCCCACTCGCCCCAGCCGGACTTCAGCCCGGCCATCCAGCTTCCACGAAGCTGCTCCTCCGCAGACCAGGTGTTCTTCAGTGCCGATGTGGCCTTCGCCAGCGCAGCCGGATTATCACCGTACACGTCCCGAAGACGCTGCGCTTCAGACTCCCGCTGCGCCTGACGGTCAGTGAGACCGCGGGCTTTTGCGCTGATGGCGGCCTGCTTCGCGCTCTGCTGCTCTTCAAACCGCACCGCCTGCTGTGCCAGCTCATTCAGGCGTTTCTGGTATTCAACCTTGTCGCCCAGCTCAGCCAGCTGGCGTTTGTACTCCAGCGTCTCGTCTTTATGCGCCAGCAGGGATTTTTCCTGCTCAGATAACTGTCGTTTCGTGGCAGCCTCTTTCAGGACCGCATACTGACTTTCCGCCTTCCATAAATCACGGCGCTGCCGGCTGATTTTCTCATTCGCACCGCTGTGTTTTTCCAGCGTCCTGAGCTCAGCTTCAAGGGCAAGCAGAGCCTCTCTTGCCTGCTCCTCTTCCCTCTCCCCGGCAGAGCGCGTTTTCGGTGATGTATGCTTTTTACCTGTCAGCTCTTCAGCCAGACGGCTGACGGCTTCCTGCTGCCCCGGACCTTTGCTGACGCCTGTTGCACGCGAACGGTTGATGTACCCCATTTCCCCCTGGCGTATACGCGCATCCCGTTCCGCAATGGATTTTCTCAGCGCCAGTTCATCACGTTTTGTTTTCTCAATAAATACGCGGTTCTCTTCTGCCAGTTCACCAAACAACGCACCAACGCCGGGCACATTCTTTGTCGTTTCCCAGGCTGACTGAATAAATTCAGCCAGCGCCAGATCCCCCTGCACAAGCAGCAGCTTCACCTGTTCAACGGTTCCTGCCACCACGTCAGTGATCAGACTGAGTGCCCCCAGTGTATGATCACCTATCCATGCCCATGCGTCAGAAGTCCAGGTTTTAACATCGTCCCAGATTTTTTCCACCGGCGTGGCCGCTTTATCAAGTTGCTCCAGACGTGCATTCATGACATCCGCAAACAGGGACATCGCCTCCGTCACCGCAGCCTGTTTACCTTTCGTGCGCTCAAGCTCATCAATATGGCGTAACTGGGAAACGCTCAGGAAGTTATACTGCTGATTCAGGGAGGCCAGCGCCTTCACCGGATCTGCTGCAATCCCTTCAAAGGCTTTTTCCACCTTCCCGGCATCGTCCCCCACCGTCTGCAGCCATCTCTGAGAGGTTTCCCCCATGATCCGTAGCTGCCCGGCGGTATATTTCCCGCTTTCTGCCAGACGGGCCAGATTTTCTGCCGCCTGTCTGATACCACCACCGGCTTCATCGCTGATCACCCCGGCCATTTTCCACAATTCTGCCGTTGTGGTGGCAGCCGCCCCTCCGGTCAGGATCAGTGAACGCAATAAGGCCCGATCAGCCTGCTCTGCCTGCCAGGCGGCGGCAGCAAGCGCGGCCAGTACGGCAACCCCGCCACCTGCCGCCACACGGGCCACCGACATAAATCGTCCCAGCTCACCGGCATTCCGGGCATTTTCAGCCAGTGCATTTGCCGTATCTGACAGCGACTCCTCTGATGATTCAGAGGCATCCCTGATCCCGAGAAGTTCCTCCTTCAGCAGGGTAAGCAGGCTGAGCGGTCCACCGAATGAATCGCTGATCTGCCCCCCCTGCTGCAGCATGATAAGGAAGGGATTCTGACCACCGGCAAGCTGAGTGACAATATCCGTGAACTGTGCGGGCAGTGTGCGCATGGCAGCCTTATACTGTCCGACTGATATCCCGGCTTTTTGTGCAGCCAGCGCCTGTCGGCTCAGACTCTGCTCAGCAGCATCAGCCTGTTTTCTGAAAGACTGACTGACTTTCCCGGACATCAAATCAGCAAGCGCACTGGTTTCACCCAGCTCTTTTTTTACCCGCGCTGCCTCTTCAGAAAAACGGGCAGAATCCAGTGTCAGCACGGCTGTCAGATCGGCAAAATTACCTGCCATCGTGGTCACCTCCTGAAATGTCCTCTGATACCATCAATAACTGTCACAACCTCCTTCCCTCCTCCCCGAAACGGACTCCACCGGCGAGGCCCGCCGCCTTCTGCATCAGTACATCATTTTCGTCCGGCGTCTCCGCCTGTCCTTCCTCTGCCTCCGGAGCGAACAGGCTGAAATCCGCCGGATGCATATCCGGATCGCAAAAAAACAGGCTGAGTACGGCGTACATCAGCCCGGAAAAATGCATATCCAGCTGGGTATCCTGAAAATAATGCGTGCAGTAAAAACGTCGCCAGTCGGCATATTCGGTGGATGTCATCCCGGCAAGCATGGCGCGCCAGTCGGCTCTCCCCATCTCACGCGCCAGTTTCAGGACAAAGTTCAGCTCGCCTTCGAATGCTTTTTTGATGTTACCGGCTCAGTCGCTTCTGTTTTCCCGGTTGGTTCAGGATCGGCATCGTGCCGGTTATCCAGCATACCTGAAAGATAAAGCACCCGGTTCGTTGCCTGATTCAGTGCATCAGCAGGCCATCCCAGCATCACTTCACGGCGGATCTGCTGCATCTCTGTCTCCGGAGAGGCCAGAGTGCCTTTGAGGGAATGGGAATGCCATAGCGACATCGCCACAAGCAGGGATGCCGTTTCCAGATATCGCTGGTTAATGTGCACGACATCATGCTTCGTTGTCTCCTGTTGTTCTGCGTCTGAAACAAACTTTATATAATCAAACCGCTGCAGCGCAGACAATTCGGAAAGCGTGACGGACACACCGTTATATTCAAATTGTTCTGTTTTCAGAAACATGTATTACCTCCGTTTACCCTGCAGCGCCCGCTTCAGTAACGGTGACTTCAGCCACTGCGGCGAACTGACCATTTCCGCTCACCACAGGGATCTGCACCTTACCTGTCGCCACGCCGTTTACCGTAATTGTCATATCTTTCACACTAATGGTGGCTTTCGACGGATCGGCGGAAACCGCTCTGAACGTCTTGTCGGTTGCACTTTCCGGCTCAAAAGAAACAGTCAGGGTGGTTGTTTTCCCTTTTGCCACCGTACCGGATGTCGGTGTCACCTTAATTGCAGTGGCCGGCGTAATTTCGCTGCGTTCTTCCGCCACGGAAGGTTTGCCCACGTTAGTGACTTTCACCGTGCGGGTGATCACTTCTTTCGCCGTCACGGCCTTACCGATACTGCTGACCCAGCCACGGAACACATCCACCGTGCCATTTGGGAAACGGATTTTATAGGCCCGCACATCCCCGCTTTCAAACCAGCCTATAAGCCCTTTCTGACCTTCTTCTCCCGGTTTCCAGGCCAGCGTAAAACTGGTATCTCCTGCAGACTTCTGCCCCTGCCCGGTCGCGGTCCAGTCCGCGTCTTCATCATCCAGGTAGTTATCATCGTAGGGTTCTGCCGTCATCTCGCCCGGCGTCAGATCCTTCACCTTAGCCAGTCGCTGCCAGTCATCGTCTGACAACGGGTTTGCATAAGCATCACCCTTGCCGTTGTAAACCCACAGAGTGGTACCGGCACCTTTTACCGGCTCAAGGGGATTTGGTGTTGCCATATCGTCCTCACATCTCGTATGTAATGGAATAAGTCAGATCTGCAGAACTCCATAACGCCATATCGTCATCACGACGATACTCATAGCCCTGCGTAACCATCGTGGTAATCAGTCCTGCCAGTGCCGGGATCGGCGTCATCGCCGGGTAAATCCGGCTTTCCATCC